GCAGTTGCGTTTCCATCTGACAACAAGGGTGTGTCTTGACTGACAGATAAAGGCTTGTAGGTGTTTTTGTCCTTTAAGACAGCCCCAGCCCCAAGGCCCAACGCGCCACACCTTACGCCCTGAACGCTCGATGTGCGACTTAAAGGCAATGGCATCAGCCACTTTGACTTGTTGCTTGGCTGTTAGCCCTTTGGCTGAGTTGTAATTAGACCAAGTACGGAAAGTCTGCCTATGGATGCCAAGACCCCCCGTGTAGGACTTTGTTGAGTGTTGCCAGTTGCCACCAGTTTCGCACCGGGCTAACTGGTCGTAATACTGGTCAGGTAGTACGCCTTGATATTTGGCGTGGGAGTTATCAGCTGCACTTGCGTGGGCTGGGGTGGATAATGCGGCGATGAAGGCTAGTGCCATGATTCTCTTAGTCAACCTTTTCAACTTCTGTTATCGAAGCAAACGTCATCCATGGAGCCTGCCTTGTGGCGACTGTGACCTTGACGATTTCTTCTGTTGCCGAATCCGTGAAGATTTGGACGAGGGTTAGTTTGTCTTTAGACCATAACGGCATATAGCCCCATGTGGGAAGCATCACTTGCGCCACCAGCGGTTAATGACCTTGAAATAGGCCCATGAAAGGCACCACCCAAACAGTACGGCTATAAACATTTGTTCGTGGGTGTAGTTTTTCATGCGTCGTATTCCTTATCGGCCAGAAGGCTTTGAATCTGTTCGGGCATTAAAACAAAGCCCCTAGATGGGTTGTCTGAGCCTGCAGCAAAGTCGCGCTTTTGAAGGATGTCGCGATTGGTTCTAAGGTACTTTTTCAATCTTGGTACCGAGACAAGAATAAAAGCACCGGGTGCTAGGCGGTATGCCCACCATTCTGCTGTGGTGACATTGATGCCAGAGTCTTGCCATTCGCGTCCTGAGGGCTTCTGCTGGGTTTCAACGGCCATTCTGCCATTGCGGTAGCGGTCAGATTTAACCTCTACTTTTGACCCTTGTACGGCGTCAAAGAATTCAACAAGTTCGGCTTCGCCTGCCTTGCCGTAGACCATGTCAACTTCAAAGTCGAAGCGTGGTTCGTATCCAATAGTGAGTTTCGTCATGTTTCCTGACTTTCTGCCATTTGAGTGGCTGGGGTTACTTTACACAAAAGGCGATAGCGATGGTGGATACCCCAATGGAAACAAAGGTACCCACCACCTAGCCCTGACCACGCTCAAACGAGTCAGGAGTTCTTGGTTGGCTTAGGCAATGCTCGCCATGCTGCCTCAAATGCTTCGGGGCTTTCCCAGTCGTTTGAGATTTCGGCGTGTAGCCAAACACCACCGAATGACCCGGCATTGTCGGTCTTGGTGAACAACTTGATGCCTTTTTCCTGAGGGCCACGCGAGCAGCGCCATCCTCTGCCGTAAGCAGTTTTGTCTGTGTCGGGCTGTGCAGGGTTGCGGTACGAGTAGTCGTGCAGTTCACATAACAGCAATTCTTCGGAATGCTCGATAAGCCAGTCCCATGCTTCTTTAGCAGCTGCGCGTCCTGCCCGGGTCGCCGGGTAGCCCATATCGACTGCGTAACCACTGGCGTGAACGCTTAGGTTCTTTGAACCGCGCATTGCTCGGTTGGCGTACATTCCTAGGTTTGTAAAGGCCCAGCGTCGTTGGCATAACTCAAAGAATTTCTTTGTAATCGGTGACGTGGCTTTGCCATCCCATGAAGGCCAAAAGGGGTATTTGCGAGGGGTCATGGCTTAGGTGGCTCTTTGTCTTTGAGCCCGTTCGCTGCAAGCATCCCAAGAAGGCCGCCTGATAGTGACATCATCATTGGCGACAATAGTGAAAAGATTTCTTGGTCGGCTTCGGCCATTTGGCGTGGCTGGGTGATGAATAGCAGCCCGTAGAGCATGAACGCGATTGAGGCAACAAAGACCAAGGTAAGTCCTACGCCTACGACAAGGATTAAACGTGCCTTGATTTCTTCGTTTGTGAGTCGTGGTCTTAGTTTCATTAGCAGTCAAATCCTAAAAGCTCTTTAAGGGTGGTTGTAGTTATGCCGGACTCAACAGCGCCTAAGGCTTTGTTTTTGGTGCGTGGCTCTTGGTTGCATTGGCACTCTTGGCTGTTGGTTTTTGCTGGGTCTTGGCATGGGTAGCGAAAACGGTCTGCACAGCCTGTGAGGGCTAGCAGGGTTGCGCTAATCAGCAGTAGGCGTTTCATCTGTGCCTTCTAATGTCCAGCCTGTAGCCAGTAGTGCTTCGTATTCTTCTTGCGTCATTTCGCGCACTTCGTCGTCTATTTGTATATTTGGTCGTGTCATGGTTTATGCCTTTCGGTATCCGTAAACGGTAATAGTTCCACCTGTCATGGTCCCGCTAAACGGCTCAAATGTGAACGCAGTATGTTGGTCGTTGGCATAATGCGCAGCCGTATAAGTTCCAAAAACTGTGCTGTAATTTATTAGCCCACTTGTTAAGTAAGTGCGAGTTGCCGTATTCGGGCCTGCTAAATACAAATACGCTGTAGCGCCACCTGAGTTGCCACCGCCGGCATAAGTAAAGAATGCAGTGTTGTTGTCGCCCACGTTTTGGACTGTTGTTCCCAAATAACTAGGTGTATGAATAAAAGCGCCATAAACACCACTAGAAGTGCTACCAAGTTTTAATTTTAGGGCTGTGTCTGCAGACATTGTGCCACCTTGATAAGTCACAACATAATTGTCGTAAGTGCTAGAAAACGCCGAGGATACCGTGACGCTAGAAACCGCTGTACCAACTGTTTGCGATTTAACAAATACCAGCCCTGAGTTAGCCAGATACGTATTCGTATCGGCAGCCGTCAGCACCTCAGCCGTAGTAAAAGTTTTTATAGCCATAGTTAATATCCTAATCTGTTGTTGTCCAGTTGTCCGAGGATTGGATTACCCAGCAAAAGGTAAGCGTTGAGGTCGGCACCTGAAAAATAGTAAGTAAAGGACGCGCCTGCTGGAGTAGCAGACATAGTGACACCCTCAACCAAACAAGTAAACACGGTGCCACGAAAAGTGACGTTGACCTGCATACCCATGAAGTCACTAAAGTTTGGGCCGTTTTCAAAACCATCTAATTGAAAGACGTTCTGTGCCTCCGCGCTGCAAGTAATACTGCTAATAGCAAAACTGGCGTCCTGATAGTTGCCCAGCAGATAGTTGGCAAAATCTGTGGCGTTGCCCGTACTAGCGCTTAAGGAATTGACTTGGTAAGTCCTGAAAGGTGCAGTAGCGCCAACCTTGGTTACGGTCACAGCTGCAAAGTCTTGAGGGTCAACTGTGATTTGTGTGTAAAAGTTGTCGCTAAGGCTGTCAAAGGTAATTGCGTTATAGACCTGATTGTTGATGTTGTTGGCAACATCGCTGAACCCAGTAGTCGGGATATTTTGAGCAAAAGGACTAAGCAAAGTAATTCGGTCAGTATCGGTTATGTCATGTAAACGGCCGTTAATGGTCAGCGCTACTTGAGCAAGCCAATCGCCCCAAGTGCCGCTAACAGTTGTAGGCGCTATTGCTGTGTTAGGGCCGTCTTTTGAAATGTCTAGACCAGTTTCGGTGGATGCCTCGACGCATTGTGCAGCAAGGTCGGTGCTAGTGATGACGTAGTTCTCGCCCTGCATACGGCCAAGCGCGGCAAAAGAGCCTTCGACGCTAATTGTTAGATAATCGGACTGTCCTACGCCACCTTGAAACGGTATGCCATAAATAGCGGTGACGTTACTTATGCGCCCAAACATCATTGGCGCGTTTGGATATGGATAGATGGTGTTGGTGTTGCGGATTCTAATAATTGTCCCGGCAACTAGCGCTGTGATTGGTGAAGCAAAACCTGTGGGGTATCGAATTTCAACTGTGGCTGTGGTGGCTTGAATTGCCTGCAGCTGCGCTTGGCGTCCTGCGTTGATTGTAATGTTTTGAACATTTGTCAGGTCTGTGAATGTGGTGCCATCTGTTGAGTACGAGACGGTGTACGACTGTAAACCCATGGCTAGAAGATGTTGCTAGTTCGGATGGGGATGGAGCCGTTCTGTCGCATATAGGTGCGTAGGGCTTGCACCACTGCGTTGGGGTCGCCTCCGTTGACGTTGATTGTGACGTTGTTACCACCACTCATGCGACCCATTTTTGACAAGGGAATTACCGCTTCAGGCCCGGACTCGCCTATAAGCGCCAGTGTTGGAGAACTTACAATGCCGCCCTCTGCCAGCATGGGAATGTTTGGCACGTCGAAGCCTTTGCCACCGAGTCCCGGAACCCATTTGGGAACACTGAACGACAATTTGCCGATAGTGCTATTCCAAAGTGTTGCGATGCCGTTGAAGATTGCTTTATAGACGCCCATGACAAACGATAGATATGTTGTGATGGCGTCCATGCCACCCTTTATGCCTGTTTTTATTGCACTAAATACAGCGTCAACAATGTCGCGAAACGCATCAAACTTTTTGTAGGCAATAACTAAACCAATAACTAAACCAGCAATAGCCAGAGCAAAAAGCACTATTGGGTTGGCGGCCATGACAGCATTGAAGATGCCTTGTATTGCAGTGAAGGCTTTTGTTGCTGCGGCCCATGCAGTCATCGCTGCGTTTGTAATCACAATGGCTGCTGCTATACCACCGATGACTCCGGCAATGATTAGGAACATTGTTGAGTTCTCTGCAGCCCATGCGCCCATTGCAGTTAGGAATGGCAACACTTTTTCAATAGCTGGCAGAAGTGCAGCGCCTACTGACTCTTTTGTCTCATCGAGCGCCACGCCTAGACGTTTGAATTGTCCTTGTGCAGTGTTAGCAGCTGTGGTTGCAGCGCCTCCAGTGGTTTTGGCCATTGCAGCCATTACTTCGTCAAAGGACGCGCCGTCTTTAATCATTTGGCGTAGTTCGGGTGACAGTTTGGCTAGGGCAGTCATATTGCCGCCATATGCCTTTTCAAGACTGGCGGTCACGGTTGCCAATGGCTTACCCGTAGAGGCCGCAATATCCATTGCAGCAGTTGCTAGTTCTTGCGCCTTAGTAACTGACCCGGTGGCCTTCGCGAGACGACCCAACACAGGCCTCAACTCACTGTCGGTCACGCCCAGCAATTTGCCTTGGCTCGTAATAAAATCCTCATTGGCTTTTATTTGCGCGTCAGTAGCGCCAGTGGTTTTCCTGAGCGTCGTTGCCAACAGTTGCTGTGCAGCGTCATCCTCAATAGCACCTTTGGTGGCATCACCTAAAGCAACAGCCAAACCTGCTAAGGCAAGACCAGCAGGGACGGCTGCTTTCTTGATTGCAAATTGGGCCTTCTGTCCACTGGTTTCGAGTTGTTTGAACTGGGCCACGGCGCGTGAGATTCCAGAACCGTCAAATTCCGAGATGATTGGAATGTTGATAGCCATTACTTAATTTCCTTATTTACGGTAGCGATTACGCGCAACACTAACGCCTTTAGTTCAGCAGTTATGGAAGGCAACGCCTGTTCAGCTGCAGGCCACAGAACACGCGCCTGCTTTGCTCGAAGGTTCTCTGAAAGCAATGAATTGGAGCCACGGCCAGCGACTTCAAAGACCACAGCGCCCGGGTCAGATTGGGTCACATAAATAACATTGGCGTCATTGCGTCGAGTAGAGAATTTGACCTTTAAGCCCTTTACGGCTTTTGCTTTTGAATACGGAAACAGTGTTTTGTTGCCCTGTTTCCAATTGCGGTTCATACCTGACAATGGGGTATCGGGGTAGCGCGAACCAGCCAAAGAAACTAACGGCTGGGCTATTTGTTTAGCGTCAGCGTTGAATTGTTTGCGTAGGTCTTTGTCAATTTTGCCAAGGGCTTTAATCGCTTCCTTAGCGCCCACAACTTCTACTTTTGCTGTCGCTGTCATTTGCGCCTTGCTTTGTTTATGACGTCAATGACTGTGTTCATGTCTTGAATCTCGAAAGGTATTTGTGGAGGCCACCACCCAGTTTCAACCAGCAGTTCTGCTAGAGAGCGTGAGTAGGTGCCTCCTCGATGGGGTTTGTTGGTTCGTCCGTTATGACTTCAATGGCAACCAGTTTCTTTACATAATCATCAAAGATTGCCGGGACTGTTATGCCCTGAACTTTGCAGGATTCAAAAGCCATAAACGCCAAGTCCTCAAGACCTACGCCAGTGGCAAGGTTTGAGGCTTTTTGTTTGAACTTTCGTTCCCAAGCGATAATGACGTAAAGGTTAGTTTTAACTTCGTAAGTGGTTTGGTCGGTTGTGACCTTGAGCGTAAGTTGCATTTTGTTTTTCTTTGTTTATGGTGTGACGTCGCGTACCCAAGTGCCGCCTGTAAAGGTGGCTTCTACGGTTGCGAGTTCACCAACTGTGGAGTTGATTGGCGTGAAGGATGCCAGCATGCAGTTCGTGATGACGTACTCAGGGTTGCTGGCCGACTCGGTGACGCCTGATGGCGAAATTGTCAGAATCGTTGTGCCTGTGCCCACGCATGATGCCAAAACTGCCTCGACCTCACCAGCGCCGTAACTGAGATAAAAAGTTATTGCAACCTCAACGGATTGGAGGCCGCCAACAAAGCGTTCCCCAGTATCGCCAAATGCGGTGCTAGAAAGTGGCGTTTGGCCCACTGTGATTGAGCAGGCGTTGGCGTTATCGCTCATGTCCGTGGTCGTAGCACCTTGGGTGATGTTGATAGTTGCGTTGGATAGGAATGTTGTTGTTGCCATTGGTGGCTCCTTTTTGTTAGTTGCGCCGTACTGCTACGGCAACGGTCATGTCATAGCAAGGAAGCATCTGCTCGCCGTATGTGGCGAGAGATGGCCTTCCATCCACTATGGCGATTGGTGAGTTCATAATTGTGTCAACCGTGGTCATCAGATAATCGCCTGAGTCTTGGTTGCCCGGAGGCCCAGCAAGAACACGAATGACTAGCCGAATGTCGCCCACGTTGTATGTGAAGGCATCGAGCGTTGGCAATTCAATCATCACTGAGAGCGGTCGGGCGTTGCGTGGGTCAGTAACAGGTTTAAGGCCCAGCGTGGTAAGCGCGGCCTTGGTTGCGTTGACTGCTTCAGCGAGAATGCCTGTTGCAGCCATTAGGCGACCTGTGGCCTTCCACAGCCAAGCAGCTGCATAATCTGGCCGAGGGACATGGTTGGTGTTCCCATGCTCATGGAATCAAAACTGCTATAGCCATCAACCGCTCCGCGAGAGCGATATTGGGTGGCTGCATACATAATTGTCCCTAGTTTGGCTGCGCCGTCAGGAGCCGTTGTAAGGCTGTCTGTGTAGCCCGCCTCCCTACGCTTACGGAAACACCAACTGTTAGCCGCAGAGACGCATACAGCCACAAATGCGGTGTCATTAGCCGTAGCGACCTCGATGCCCAGCCAACTGGTTACATCCGCGCTTGTAATCCAACTCGGGCTGGGGCTGAAGGCGACTGTGCCAGTAGCAACGGAACGCTCGAAGTCTGTTCCTGCGTTGACGTAGATGAACTGGTTTTCCATGATGACGTCATAATCAAAAAGCAGGTCGCCCTCTTCAGATAATCCCATGAACTCATAAGGCTCGGTCGAGATAACAGTCTGCGTACCGCTAAAGCCGTGGTCTGCTCCTGCCACCACGACCGAGTCTTGTGACTGAATGTCGGTGTCAACAAAAGTCTGAAGAATGGCATACCCATCAAGGCGCGTATGAAACGCCAGATTAAAAGTAGCCATCGTTCAGTCCCTGTCGTGTCTCAGGTCTAAGCCTGAGGGATTTTCATAAATTGGTTGGCGTCAATCATCTTCGGTGCGAAGTATCCGCGGAAGGCAATTGTGCGAGACAATGTCGATGGATTGTCAAGGCTGATTGCGCCCTTCTGCTGTTCGTAGCAACGGAATGCACCAGTAGCAGCTGCGCCCACGATTGTGGTTTTCGCAGCAAAGTTGGTGTCAACCACGAGACGGAGTCCGAAGACAACTGCTTCACGAGAACCTGCATTCATTGTGCCGAATGCGTTCATTGGTCCTACTTGTGGGAACAATGGTCGTCCTTGGTCGTCGCTCAAAGTTCCAAGCTGCGCAAATACATCGCCAGACACGAAAAGATGGTCTGGAAGGTAATTGCCATTTGCAAGGATGGTGTTTGCGCAAGCGTAAACTTTCTGAACCCAGTCTGAAGGGTCTGTCGGTGCGACGTTGCCGGTTGTTTGTGAAGTACCTGCAAGAAGCGCGTCAGCGGCTGCATTGTCTGTGGCCAAGGCGTATTTTTTTGCCATGTCCTCAAGGAGTCCGGTGAGAACTTCCGGTGAACTCCAGTCAATTGAAGCCTCGGAGACTTCAACGTAGCCACCGTAGATGTCCTTTGTGATTTGGATGTCATCAACAATGAACTGACCAGCGGTGATTGTGGTGTTCTGTGTCTGTGGGCCACCGATTGAGGTATGTGTCGTGATTTTTGGAACGATAAAGACCTTGCCTGATGCCGGCATTTGCCTTGCTTGCACGGCATCGACCACAGGGCGCAGGCCCTGAATTCCCGAATAAATTGGGGAGATGATTGGAAGAGGCATGATGCCATCAAGGTCAGCCGTTGTTACGTCTGGAGCAGCGGCTTTGATGCGAGCGTTGAACTCGGCAGCGATTGCGCCACCTTGCATTTGTGCAGAAATCCATTCACCAGCGGAGGGAAGTTTGAAGTCTTTCTTCGCTGTTGCATAGATAGGGGTTGTAGGAATGATTGAAGCCTCGACCTCAACCACTGGGTTTTCTTGTGTTGCCACTTCTGGTTCCTCCTCGGAATCTGTTGGGGTGGGTTCGGTTGCATCTTCTTCTGGTTCTGATGCAGCGATTTCTGTAATAACAGCATCCTTGAATGCTGGTTGTGCGACAAGACTGATTTCTACAAGGTCTGCCTTTGAAACGACCATGACGCCGTCTTTGTCGTACTTAAACTTTGTAGGTACAGCGCCAACGCTCACTGAGTCGTAAGCGCCTGCTTTTACGAGTTCAATGGCGTCAGCGGCTGCGCCCGTTTTTGCGAAGGTGGCCGTGAATCCTAAACCTTCTGGCATATCAGCGAGCGATGAAACGACGCCGCGAAGTTGGCTCATGTCGTGATTTTCAAGCAACTTGGGGTTCTTCATGTCTAGGTCAAAAGCGCCACGAGCGAAGGAAACTTTGGTGCCGTCCATAACGGTTGCGGATACTGGTGCCCAAGGGACTGCGATACCGGTGATGGTTTTGGGTGCATCTTCGCCTGCTGAAGCGTCAAGCGTGATGGGGACATTTACGAAGTGAATCATGATGGGCTTTCTTCTGATACGTCAACGTATGGTTCAACCATGACGTCTTGCATTTCTTCTTCTAAATAATTTTCAATGTCAAATTTTACAAACCGATTTCTTGGCAAAACATTTGAGGCCGAAAGTGTCTGCTGGATGCATTCAATGAATGGCTTTGCGCCGTACAAATACAACTGGCGGTTTGAGTCCTGCACGTTTGTATAGGTCAGGCCCGAGCCTTCTTGCGGTGCCGAAACGAGATAGGCAGGAATGTTTGAGACACGCGCAATTTCTAAAGATTGATACTTGCGCTGTTCAGCAACAACTTCTGCTGGGGAAACCTTAAATTCTTTGAACTCGACATAATCGTTCAACGCGCCAATGGCGTTTTGGCGTCGCATTGCTGACCATGCAGCTGCTATTTCGCTAAGGCTGTCAGAGTCAAGGGTTTCGCCACCCTTTTGCTGGAGATAGCCCGGCACAGTTTCTAAAGTTGCGTAGCGGTCAGCGGCTTGGTCAAGGTGGGTTGCAATTGACAACGCCCGAGCGCCTTGGTACAACAAGCCCTGAATTGGCGACAAGAACTGAATGACGTCATTGGTGTCGCCAATGTCAATGCCGTTGAATTGCACAACATCAGAAGGGCCGAACCACTGTGGGCCAGTCTGATTCGGCGTACTCACCATCGCTGCAGGGAGCCAAGTGAAAGACGCTGGCAACCCTGTCGAGTATCTGCTAGTCACGAAGGCAAAAGCGCGGCCATAGAAGAAAAGGTCACTAAAGATATTTGAGTAGAAGAAGTTGCGCGTGACTTTCGGGTCAGGCTGTTCCATCCAAGGCTCTAACGGCAAATAGATTTCTTCGTAGCGTTCGCCTGTCCACTGCTTTGAGTA